CTCATTAACTCAACGGAAGCTCTTAGCAGATTAATGCAACAGCCAATGAAGGCTAAAGCATCGTTCAGACTTGCTAAGACAGTTAAACAAGTACAACCTCATATAGAAGCATTTGAGGAAACCCGAATTAAGATTGTCGAGCAATATGGCAAGAAAAATGGAGAAGGGTTTGTAATAGACCCCGAATCTAAGGGATGGAAAAAGTACGTAAATGAACTGGAAGATGTGTTGAAAGAAGAGATAAAGCTGAATGTCAAGAAAATAACCTTGGCAAGTATAGCTCAAGCTGAGGTTACTGCTGCAGATGCTATCGTACTAGAGTGGCTGGTAGACGAGTAATGGATTAAGAGTAAGAATGGATAATATCAATAAAAGAAGTGAACCGAGTTTTACTAGCACCAATGATTGCCGGTGTTTTGTATCAGGGTATGATTTAACTAATGGAGAATTATCCGAACTTGTTTTGGATAATAATCAGTGCCCTATGCATTCATACAGCAAAGATACTGACGGTATTAACTATATCAAGCGCGAAATAAACGAATGAATGGCAACGAAAAAAAAGACTTGCAGACTGTTTTAGATGTGCTTACCAAGCACAGGCAAGAGAGCAGTGAACTAGCAAGTGTTGTGAATGATATTAGGGTATGTCTGATGGGAGACCCCGCAAAGCACGAAGATTTGGGGTTGCAAGGTGCAGTAGACAGAAATACTGGCTTCCGCAAATCATCCGTAAAGGTTTTGTGGGTAATGATAACTGGGTTCATAGGAACAATGGCCATAGCAATTAAAGGTTACTTCAAATAAGGAGAAATAATATGGAATTTTTATCAAACAATTGGGAATGGGTAGCAATAGCTATCCTTGTTGTAGATAAAGTAGTAGCAATGAGTCCGTCAAAGATGGATGATCTTATTTGGTCATCTGTGAAGAAGATTTTGACGGGATTAAAACTGAAGAAGAAGTAGGATGTTGGGTGTGGAGAGAGTATTTTGCGTAGTTTTTCCAACGCCAGTGAAGAGCTCGCTTTTACACAAAAGTGGTATCCTCTTCACACCCATAACTGGCGCCACTAAAAAGGAGAGTAAGAAATGACTGTTGCCTTAGCAAGACAAATTTTAAAAATGACCCGTACTTTATTAAAGGGAGTAGCGAAGAAACGTGGAGTATCAGTCGGGAAATTAAGACAACAGGCAACGAAAGTACTTACTAAGGCTGGTAAAAAACCTAAAGTATTAACTGGCGGAAATCAAAGATACGTTACTGGTAAGGATTACACGGCCACAAGATCAATGAAGAGTGGTGAGAAATATCAGGCTGAAGTGGGGGGTAGTGGAAAAACGAAAAAAAGACTCCCAGATTTAGATGAATTAGAAAGTGGGTGGGGGATGAAAAAAAGAAACAAAATGAGGTGAGGAGAAAGATATGTCAAATGGCAAAATGTATGATATAGCTGAGAAAGGACTCGGGGGAATACGAACATTATTTAAGGGTAGCCGTTTAGGTGGCGGTCCAGGATGGCTTGGTTATGGAACTGGGCAGTGGGCTCCAGGTGCCAACATCGGAGATCCAACTTCTGCACAATACAACAAAATATCTGAAAGAAGGGGAATTTTAGGACGTTTAGCTGACAAGAAGGCTTTAGACCAATGGGGTACCGCCCAAGGTCCAACCTGGGAAGATGATATTTATGAAGAAAGGCTCTCTAAGCCCAACAATCTTATGCAGCTTCTCCTCGGTAAGAGGGCTAAGGCTTCATACGGTGGCGCCCGTCGCCATCCCAATGCCCCCCACGAAGGCCCATCCCCCTCTGAATATTTTCCTCAAGAAGACCCAAGATTTGGCTCTTACGTACGAGCGCGCGGAGTGCGCCCGGAGAATTATGATGGGTCGGCCGATTATATTAGGTGGAGGAGACAGGAAGAACATCGGAGAATGATGGAAAGTGGAATGACTCCTGAAGATAGATATAGGGAGAACTCGGGGGAATACGATTGGTGATAAAACTGGATAGATAATGGGCGATAGAATGGATTTATATCGCAGTGTTGAGCCTGATAATACAAATGTTGCTATAAATGGTAGCGACTCAATCTTTGATAATGAATACTCGCAAGTACCTTTTCCGCTATCAGAGACACAAGATCAGGACTTTCAAATTGATTGGGACTTTATAGGTGCAAGAGAGGGAAAGGGAGTAAATAAAGGTTATATTCCTAAATATCCAGATGGCACAATAATGGGTAAAAGTGGCTTAACTATAGCTACTGGATGGGATGTTGGTCAAATGAGTTTAGAAGAATTACAAGCTTCAGGGCTGCCACCAGAAATAATAAATAAAGTAAGACCATTTGTAGGTTTAAAAAACGAAGAAGCTCAAGCTAAATATAAAGAACTTGGAGCACCAATGCTTGAAGAAGGAGAATCTGACATTATAGATGAATTTACACGTAATAGAACAGTATCTCAGCTAAGTCAAAATTATAATAAGGCTACTGGTAAGTCCTTTAAAGATTTAACACCAGGTCAACAGACAGCTATGGCGAGCGTTGGATTTCAATTTGGTACTAATTTAGAAAAAGCAACTCCTAACTTTTGGAAACAAACTACTACTGGTGATTGGGAAGGTGCTATTAAAAATTTATTAGATTGGGAATCGACTGGCGAAGCTAGTGAATATCAAGATAGAAGAGAATTAGAGGCTAGACTTTTAGGTTGGGTGCCGGCGTAAATGTACGAAGTAACAATAAATCATAAGAATAAAGGCCTTACTGCTTATAAGATATATAAGAAGGAAGAGTGTGATGACAAAGAAATTAAATACAAATATTGGAAGGACGCATGCGAAGGCGACTATGCACTCTCTGATGATGGGTGGTGTGCTGAGGTTATCAAAAGAAAGGAATATCCCAATAATCACAAGCAAACAACAGTTTATATTAGACTCCCATGGGGATATTTTATGTGGAATCCCAAATATCCAACAATTAAGTTTAATGCGGAGGGGCGCATTACGCCTCATACTATCACTGGGAAACCTTATCTTGAAGCCAATAAAAAATCTGAGAAGATGAGAAATCTTGCAATGTGTTATGCACAGACAATGAATAAAGATTTGGCTATTGATTTAGCTCTCGGGAGCTTGACTCGCATGCAACATGGGTCTTGGAAACGTAAAATGAAAACGGAGGTTTTTAGGGATATGGTTAGAGAAGAATTGGCAAAACTTTTAACTAAACATGGGATGACAGAAGATTATACCCTGGAATTGTTAGCCGATACAATAGAAAATGCAAAGGGGAAGAAAGATATTACCAATCTAATGAGGGCGGTAGAAAATCTTCAGGGAATGCATGGGATGAAAGAACGACAAGTTGTAAAGACTACTCATCAACTTGAGGGCACAGTGACTAGGAAGTTATTAGACCAAATTCACGAAGAAGAACAGAAGTTGAAGGCAACAAAAATCACGGAAGGTGAATATGAGCCACAAAAATTATCGGAGACCAGAGAAAAAGAAGAAGTACAAACCGAAGGAAAAAAAGAAGAAGGTTAAATGGATTACGAAGAAAAATACGAGCGATTACAAGTATTAAAGAAGTTTCGTGAAAATATCGGGCTTTTTGGTAAACTATGCTTTTCTTCGGCACTTAAAAAGCAAACACCTGATTTTCATCACGAGATTTATCGCAATTTAAGGAATAAGAAAAAAAGACGAGTTCTTATTGCTGCTCCTCGTGGTACGGCGAAAAGTACTGTATGTTCCCTTATTTTTCCTCTTTGGAAAATTGCATTTAAAGCTCCTGATGAAGAATTATTCATTGTAATTATATCAGAATCGCAAACACAAAGTATTAATTTCTTGAGTAGGATAAAATACCATCTTGATACATCTCGTGTATTCAGGGAAGCATTTGGGGATTTCAGCGCTAATACTGCAAAGAGATGGACTAATAATGATATTATATTGGCAAATGGCTCTCGAGTAGTAGCAGTAGGTACCGGTCAGCGGGTACGTGGATTTATCGAAGGGGATACTCGTCCTAATCTCATTATTGTTGATGACTTTGAATCAGAGCTGAATGCCTTCACTCCAGAGAGTAGGGTAAAAAACCGTAAGTGGATTACAGAGGCTGTTATTCCATCCCTTAGTGATGATGGGAGGCTTATTATGGTTGGCACAGTAATTTCAGAAGATTGTTTCCTTAATTGGGCTAAGGGAAGTCCAGCGTGGAGAACACTTTGGTATAAGATATGGGATGACGATGAAGAAAGTATATGGCCTGAACGATTTCCAAAAACAAGAATTATTAGCATTAAATCAGAGTATGAGTCTGTGGGGAACCTTAATGGATTTTATCAGGAGTATATGAATATAGCACAGAGCCCGGATAATGCACCGTTTAAGCCAGAATACATAAAAATACATTCATATGATTTTGAGAATATTGATGGTCAAAATTGTTTGGTGAAGGAAAGGGGAGATGAAAAAGAAATTAAACCTGTGGACATCTATGCCGGGGTGGACCCTGCTAGTTCTTTATCTATTAGGGCTGACTATTTTGTTATCGCTATCATCGCTGTTGATAGTGATAATAATAAGTATATCGTTGATATATTCCGCCGTAGATTGGACCCTGCGTACCAGCCTGATAAAATTATCGAGTATTTTGAAAAGTATAGTCCCAAGAAAATGAAAATTGAAACTGTGGCATATCAGGAAGCATTGCGTAGTTCCGTAAAGAAACTTATGCTTGAAAAGAATATATATATTCCCGGCCTAGAAGCTGGCGTGAAACCGCGGACAAGGAAATCAGAGAGATTACTTTCTTTGGTTCCAATGTTAGCTAAGGGTGAGTTTTTCTTCAGGCAACAGGATATTACTGCTCAACAAGAATTTTTGTCATACCCGAAAGGGAAACATGATGATATTCTTGATGCAATTTGGACTGCGCTTGAAAAGTATGTCCCATGTAGATTGGAAACATTGGATGGCAAGAAAAAAAGAAGTACTAAAAGAAGAATCCTTGATTGGATGGTACAATAATGGCTAAAAAAATAGTAGACGACGTTCACGAAATCTGGAAAACGTATTCGCTAAAAAGAGATGTTTGGGCAACGCACGCTCAAGAGGATAGGGAATTTAGATTCGGGAAGCAGTGGACGGCGGAACAGCGTCAGACACTTGAAGAGCGGGGGCAAGCAGCAATAGTTGTAAATAGAATTCATCCAGCCGTAGAAGCTGCGAAGGCTATGCTTACGAGTAATAAGCCTGGGTTTAGAGTATCTCCTAGAGAAGATAGCGATAATAAGGTAGCTCAGACTCTTAATGGGTTATTAGAATATATATGGCAGATATCAGATGGAGACCAAATACTGAGAAATATAGTTGACGACTATTATGTAACTGGGATGGGTTGTATGCTAGTGTATGAAGACCCCGAAGCAGATATGGGGAAGGGTGAGGTCATGCTTAAAGATATTGACCCGCTTAATGTATATGTAGACCCTAATAGTCGTGAGCGATCATGCAGTGATGCAGAAAATATTATTGTTTCCCGCTTGTTTACGAAAGATCAGGCGAAGTCTTTATACCCGATGTATAAGAAAGCGATAAATAATGCGTCAACTGATAACTTTGATACTGATAGACCTGTAACAAATCGAGAAGATGATAATGAAGTTATATTCCCGGAAGATACTGAAACTAAAACCACTGTTTCCTTCGGGAAGGGTGATGAGTATATACGGGGTTATGAAAGATATCATAAAGTTCAAGAAAATATGTTCCGCATCTTTGAATCGTGGAGTAATCGGGAAGATTTACTCACCGAAAATGATTTTTATGAATATACTACTAAACCTGCTTGGCGGGTAAATGGACAATTAATTTCTGACGCAGCGATGGCAAAACAGATTGTTACTCAATTAACTCAGCAATATCAACAAGCAGCAGCTTCGGCGAAACAAATAATAGCTTCCGGGCAACAAGTACCCATGCCAGATGCACCTAAGGTAGAAGAATTAACCCATGCAGATTTACTTGAAAGTGGTGAATGTCAACATGTTGAAATATCTACAAAGAGAGTCAAAATGGAAGTAGTAATGGGTGATAAGCTTTTGTATGAGCGTATTCTTCCAACGGGGGAATATCCCATCGTATTCTTTATGAATATGCATACTCGTACACCATATCCAGTAAGTGATGTTAGAATGGTAAAAGGAGTCCAAGAATATATAAATAAGACACGCTCCCTTATTATTGCGCATGCTACAACGTCTACTAACTTAAAAGTATTGCTCCCAGCAGGCTCAGTAGATATGACCGAATTCGAACAGAAGTGGGCACAGCCAGGTGTTGGAATGGAAGTTGACTTTGATATGGGACAACCTATCGTAGCTCAACCCGCACCACTTCCAAATGAGTTATATCAAAATGAGAACACTGCAAAACAAGATATAGACCATCAACTCGGCTTATATGAAATGATGATGGGTAATTCACAGGTAGCACCCCATACATATAAAGCAACAGTAAGTTTAGATGAATTTGGTCAGAGAAAAATTAAAAGCAAACTAGCAGATATAGAATATGGACTTAAGCGCA